GAGTACCCCTACCAGCATATCTGTATGATAATGGCAGAGTGACGGTTTTGTATAAATATAATTATGAATTACATAATTTACAAAACCACCAATAAAATAAATGGCAAATATTATACAGGGTGTCACCAAACAGATAATTTAGATGATGGATATCTAGGATCTGGAAAATATCTCAAGTATGCCATACGTAAGTATGGACGATCAAATTTTAAATTTGAGATATTGCATAATATTTCATCAAAAGAAGAAATGTTTGAATTAGAACGCATTATAGTTAACGAAGAATTAGTAAATGATCCTATGTCTTATAATTTAAAAATAGGTGGAAGTGGAGGAAATCCGGGAATTGTGGGTGCGTTTAAAGGTAGATTACATTCCAAAGAAACAAAAGAAAAAATAAGGCAGGCTGCATTAAACCAAGTTATAACAGACGAAAAACGAAAAAAGTTATCTGTAAACAATGCCATGAAAAATAATCCGGAAATTAGGAAAAAAGTTTCGGACTCGTTAACTGGGAGAACCTGTTCAGAGTTACATTGTAAGCGGGTAGCAGATGCAAATACGGGAAAAATATTAATTAATAACGGCATTACCGCTAAAAGAATATCGGCAGATGATTTAGATAAATATAAAAATACAGGGTGGTCTAAAGGTGGATTACCTCGAAAGAAAAAGGGTCGTTAGTGTAATGGCTGCACCGCAGATTCCAAATCTGTTAAGTCTGGGTTCGAGTCCTAGGCGGCCCGCCAGCTAAAAATTATTCTTCGCCAACTTTGCCCCAGCCGCTTTTGGCGCGAATAGCAAATGCAAGTTCTCTCATTTTTCCATATTCAGGGCTACCTTTGTGATGCGGCCCCGATTTTTTAAGAGCATTATACGATTTTTGTAGTTCAGATTTAGTTTTTCCTTCGTATTTTCCTTTTTCTTTAGGATTGACAACACCAGATTCTCCCCATTTTTCAGCAATAGCAACATCTTCCTTTGCTTTTTTGTGGCTTTTGTACCCTTTGTTCTTCATGTAGTGAGCAAGTGCCCAAGGATTATCAATTTTGGGATGTTTTTTCATTGCCTTAACTGTACCTTCCCATCCCTTAGGTGCAACTTCATCGACTTTTTGTTTTGTATCTCTTGCATACGTTTCTGGAGTGTAGCGGCAAGCTTCGTTGATGAGATCAATATATTTTCTTAATAGTTCAATTTGATTCATAAGTAATCCTTTTTAAATATTTACTATGTACTAACTTAAAGTTAGGTATGCGTAAGTATTAGTGTATTTATTTTATACGTTGAGTATGGTGTAATGTTAGCACTTGTGTTTGTGGCACACACGGAGCGAGTTAAATTCTCGTTACTCGACCCAGTTTGGACTGTTTAGCTCAGATGAGAGCGCGAAAGAAACCTCTTAGCAATGTTGGTCTCCAATGTTGTAGAAGTAATGCCCTACAACAGTCGAAGTATTTTATGTCCTATTGTCAGAGAATTTATGTGCTGATCTGCAAAATCAGTTAGAGTGGGGAAGTACCACTATAGGACTCCATTAAAGTACAGGTTTGAATCCAACACAGTTTTCCATTTTACGGGCCCTTACACATCACTAGACTATATAAGTAAGTGTGTCCACCAAATTAGATTGGTTAATATTCCCGCCCAATTAAGGTATTATAACTTTTTTGTTGCAAGCTATGTGATTGTGTAACACAATTCAGCCCACTTGACGATGTGTTTTTGTTGTTATATAATAAATACGTATACGGGCTGCTTCATGCTTATAGTTGATCATGCATACTGCACAGATGACGAGAGCCGTCTAACAGTCGGGTCGTGCCCGTCGCGGTCCACCAAATAACTTTAAGGATACTATGGCAAGAATTACATCTCAAAAAGCAGCAGAAATGATTGGTAACAGATTTGACATGGTACTTATTGCTGCTGCTAGGGTTAGAGAGTTAAAAAGCGGGTACTTACCTAAGTTATCTAGCAATAATGGACCTTCAGTTACTGCACTTCGAGAAATTGAACAAGGTCTTATTGGTAGAGAATACTTATTAAAAGTTGGATTAAAGATCGAGAAATAAAATGGCTTCACAAGAAGATGATTTAAATATAAATTTACTTCTAATTAGGTACTGGAGCAACTGTTGCTGCTTACATGACTACGTTCAACATTCAACATTCAAAATGCTGCTTCAACTTATGTTGTAACTGGTGTTTCGGGTGCAGGGTTTGTACAATTGAATAACAACTATACAAATATCCCTTCTGTCTTGTCAAGAAACGTTAAAATCAAGAATACAGTTTCATTATTAACATATACAAGCGCATTAACATCTTCAGCTTAACACTAAGTAGTTAAAAGATCATAGTTAATTACAATAATAGTATTTAAATTTGTGCTTTTATCTTTTCGAGAGAGTACAAGGCCTCGGTAGTTTAATGGTAGAACGCCATCCTTACACGGTGGATACGGGAGTTCAATTCTCCAACGAGGTACCAAGTTTAATAGTGTCAAAAGACGGGAGCACCATTGTACATAGGCTCTAATCAGGATGAAGTACAATACTGTTAAAATAGTTTAAGCAGAGCCTAACTGAAACGGGCGGTGATAGTAACCGGGACTAGAGGTTCGATTCCTCATACTATTATTTCAGTCTGCTTAATTAGTTTTTGAAGATGCAAATATAATGTTTAAACCTACATATCTTTATATTAAACAACACCAAGTAAGTGGTCTTATGTACTTAGGTATAACTACCGGAGATGTTGAAAAATATAAAGGTTCGGGAAAGATATGGTTGCGCCATATCAAAAAATATGGTAAAGACAAAATAGATACCAATATGGAAAACTATCGAAAATGTTATTTGTCCGCACTGTGGTAAAACCGGTAGAGGTCCAAATATGAAAAGATATCACTTTGATAAGTGTAAAATCAACCCCGAATACGACATAGCTACTGCCGCTACAGTGTCAAGGCAGGATTTGGGGAGTCAGGGAGAGTAGGTGACGTTAAATAACATCTCTCACTAATTTGGGAGAGCAGATGTGCTGGGCACTAACTGGTCTTGAAAACCGGTCCACTGTTGATAGCGGTGAGAGTTCGATTCTCTTGTTCTCCTCCAATAAATTTTTATAAGTAGAAATAAACAAATTCTTTTTATGGTGCTGTAGCATAGCGACTAATGCAGTTAAAAAATAAATAAACTGAATAGAGCATTAGCCGTATGTTGAATTGTAAATATTGTAAAAACGAAAGAACAGATTTAGTCTCGTTAAGAAATCACGAGCGTATGTGTAAGTTTAACCCCACTAGGAAACTAACACCAAAAAATAAAGAATTTTATAAAACTAGGAAAAATAGTAACCAGTTTTTGAAAGCAAAAGAATTAGGTCTATCAGATCCAGTTGTTTCCGCAGAAACTCGAACTAAGATGAGTGAAAAATCAAAAAATCATTGGACAGTAGAAAAACGAAAAGATTGGTCCGAAAAAATGAAAATTCAGGCACAAAAGAATATAGAGAATCATCCAGAATCATACTCATACAACAATTTTTGTGGAAGAGCAAAAAAACTTTATATAAAGATGAATGGATGCATAGCAGTTGGGAGTTAACTTTTGCAATTTAGCTAGATGAAAATAATATCAAGTGGACTAAAAAAGTTCAATATTTTGAATACGAATGGGATGGGTCTATTAGAAAACATTTTCCAGATTTTTATTTGACTGATTTTGAAAAATATGTAGAGATAAAAGGATATGAAACAGATAGGGATATTGCTAAATGGAATGCAGTTCCTGGAATAATTGTCTTAAAAGATAAAGATATTAAGAAAATTAAAGAAAATAAATTTGATTTAGGTCAGGTATCTTAAGAGGAAGAGAGCATCCTTCATACGGATGAATGTGGGGCTTCAAGCGCTCTCCTGACCACCAAGTCTCACCAGCACCACCAATAGTATTAAATATAAAGGTAGATAAATGTTAGAAACAATTTGTGAAGTATTAGAAGATGCATATAAACGCAATTGGATCACGAGTCGTGATGGGAATGTATCAATTCGCCACCACGATCGTAATCATTTTTACATTACACCAAGCGGAGTACGTAAACAAACACTACAGTCCGATCAATTCAAGAAGATTGAGATTCAAAATAGTACTTGGTCCGAAGCTTATTATACGGAAATTAGTTCTAATTTAAAACCAAGTGGAGAAATTCCTTTGCATTTTGGCCTACAGCGTAATATGGGACAACACTCTAATGAAGTTCGTGTTGTTGTACACGTTCATCCCACATACTGTATTGCCGCAATGCACGCCGGCATTGATTTAGCTACAATTAGTAACTCATTTCCAGAGCTTAACCGCTACACTCGTGTAGCACACAATGTAGGAGATGTACCGCCAATTAGCCAAGAATTAGCTGATAATTGTTTTAAACAACTTGGGCTAGACGAGCATGGTAACATTGAATACGATATTGTAGGTATTAAGGGGCACGGAGTAGTCGCTATTGACACAAGTCCGTGGCGTGCTTATGAACATATAGAGCGCCTCGAACATATTTGTAAGATTGTTCTTGCATCTGGCATATAAATGTGACATAATAACATATGGAAGATTGGTAGAGAGGCTTATTGCAACACTTTGCTAAAGTGTCGACCATTAAAACGGTCCGTGGGTTCGAATCCCACATCTTCCTCCAGAATAAAATTAAAATTTATCCCAACTAAGCTAACCTAGTGGAAGCATGTGTCTGAAAAATACGGGGGCTTGGAGCGTAACCAAGAGTTGGGACCAAAAAGTATTGCATAATTAAAATATAAACAAAAAGGAACAAAAATGAACTCTCGTAAAATGTAGTGTCAACTATTGACCCCGTATATTGGTCCTTGGTTGGCACTTTAAAGACAATTTAATATGCACAACCCTTTGGAGTGTTGCTGGCTAGCATAGCAGACTCTTAATCCGACTGGTCTTGGTTCAAATCCAAGCGGAGGGACCATATATGGGATCATAATTCAATGGCTAGAATAGTCGGCTTTTACCCGATCTATCCCGGTTCGAGTCCGGGTGGTCCTACC